GGGTTCTCAGAGGTAGTAGTAATATTAATAATAGCCAAAATCTAGTCAATTTCAATCTGAACAGTAGTTGAGGCAATACAGCTAGTTCCAGAACCGCCAGCAGTACAAGTATGAATACCAGAGGATAAAGAAGTAAGGGCTAAGTTTCCAGCAGTACCACCAGAAATAACTGTTGTCTGTCCACCTAATACTGGAAGAGTTGCTATGCCGCTTGATGGAGTGATTGCTGATTGTGTTACGTCACCAGCCTGATAACTTTCGC